CGGCCATGGGGAGAATCAGGTGAAGTTTAGACATGATGTACCTCTTTTCAAAAAGCCTTCCCCTGCGGGGGAAGGTGGCGCCCAGCGCCGGATGCGGGGCGACCTGCCGCCATTGCCTGTGCAATTTTCCGCAGAAGAGTTACTCCATTCACTCTGCCCTCATCAGTCGCCTGCGGCGACAGTTTCCCTCCGAATGTGAATTTTTTTTACTTTTCCAGCCCCGCCAGCATCCGCGTCTCGGCCTCGATGACTCTGCCCAGCCCCGTCTCAATATCGACCTGCGGCTGCCAGCCGTAGACCTCGCGGGCGTGGGTGTTGTCGCACTGACTGAACTTGTTGACCTCGGGGTCCAGGATCTCCGGTTTGATGCCGTAGGCCCCGCCGTACAGCTCGGGGTACTTGGCCCAGTAATGGCTGCTCGGGCAGTATTTGGCCTCAATATTTTTGCCCATCAGGCGGTTGGCAATGTCGTACAGCTCGCGCACGGAATAGCTCTGGTTGCTGGACACGTTCACCGCGTCAAAGCCCTTCTGCGGGTGTTCGACGACGCGCAGCGCCAGCGCGATCAAATCATCCACGTAGATGTAATCGCGGCGCTGGTTTCCGTCGGAGTGGAACTCCGGCGTGCGGTCATAGTACAGCTCGCGGATCATGTAGCCGACGAACGGCGGCTGCTTGCGCAGGCAGTCGATGTGCGGGCCGTAGACGTTGGCAAAGCGCAGGCAGGTCACAGTCATGCCGTAGGTGTCGGCAAAGCTCTGGGCAAAGCGCTCACCGCAGTATTTCGTGTTCGGGTAAATGAGCGTCGGCGGGTTGAACTTACCCTCCACCGTCGGGAACTCGGTCTCGTTCTCGTACATGGCGTTGGTGGATGCCTGCACGAGCTGTTTGATGCCGGTGCGGCGGCCCGCCTCCAGCAGGTTGACCAGGCCCAGGGTGTTGACCTCAATGGCCTGCACGGGGTCGCTCTGGCAGTCCGGCAGCGGCGCAATGCCCGCAATGTTATACACAACATCGAACTTTTCCGCCTCGAACAGAGCCAGCATCCCGGCCTTGTCGCGGATGTCCATTCTGCGCACCTCTGCGCCAAAATCATGGTCGTCAAACTTCAGGTTGTCCGGATTGCCGTAGGAGAAGTTGTCAATGCCGACGACCTCGTCCCCGCGCTTCCACAGCGTATGCCACAGCTGGCACCTGCGCCGCCTCGGTCGAGATCGTACATAATATGCGCTGGATTGCTGCACGAATCTCCGGCGAAGCACGATTGTACGCATCCAGCATCTCCTGAGCCTCCCGATCAATCTCGTCCTTCGTCTTATCCTCTTCCTCCCAGCCCATAAGGTAGGCGGGAGTTGTTTCTAATGCTGCGGCTATTTTTTCTATTTTCTTATAAGGGATAGCAATCTTTCCAAGTTCATACTTATTTATAGTCGATTTTTCAACACCGATTTTTTCGCCGAGCTCTTTTTGCGTAACTCCTAATTCAAGACGCAATCCTTTTATTCTTTCACCTATCATTCTTATTATCCTCCTGCACATAATATAACATGTAGGAGCATTTTAATCAACACTTTTTTTGAAAATAATCTTAAAAAATAGATTGACAATCTACTTAAAGTCGTGTACACTAAGTAGCGTAATAATCAACCTCGTTGGAAAGGAGGTGTGTCAATGATAAACACCCAAGCATTGCGCGGAATCATCGTATCAAAGGGAGAAACCCAGCGTAGCGTTGCGAAGAAGATCGGTGTTTCGGAAACCGCATTTTATAGGAAGATGAATCGTGGCATTTTCAACAGCAACGAAATGTATGAACTTGTGAAGCTTCTGTCTATAGAAAACCCCGTTCCAATTTTTTTTGCCGACAAGATAGCGCAATAATCTACTAAGAAAGGAGATAAGAATGAGCAAGACACTTTCCGAATGCGCCATTGAAGCGCTGAACCTGCTGGCGAAGCGGAGCCAAGCGGCAACCAACATATACGAGCTTTGCGAACTGTCGTATGCCATGCGTGATGTATGCGAATCTATCCGCATTATCAACGGGAGATTGTCCGACTATGAGAGAGAATGCCTGAAGGAGCAGGTGCAACTACTTTTCCAAGCATTTCCCTCTGACGTGTCCACATTTGCATCGGCAATTCGTTGCCTTGTGAAAGTGATGGATGATTAGAAGAATGGTTTCTGATTCTGAGACTTTGCGCTTTCTATGCGTTTCTTAGCATCTTCGTACTGCGCATAGAACTCTTCTGGCGTTAGGTTGGACGTATCCCGGCCTTGCAACCAAAGCAGAGCAAGCGTCTTGGAAATAGATTCATTTTCAGCCATCGTATCACCCCCTTTCCGACTCCATTCTAACACGATGCGCCGGAGAGAACCAGAGAAGGAGGGAAATTTATGAAGGACAAGATACAGACCGGGCTTCGCATTCCGGAGAAAAGGTATGAAGAACTAACGAAAATTGCCTCCGAAGCAGGACTTTCGCTAAATTCACTGATTCTCGCTCTTATCGACTTAGGGCTTGCGGTAAGAAACGGATGCACTATTTCTCAGGAATAACAACTTCTCCGTTCTCGCTTTCGTAGTTATCGAGGAATCTTTGCAGAATGTGCTCAACCAGATTGTTAAGTGACCTGTTCTCTTTTTCCGCAATGATACGAAGCTTCTCGTAATTCTTTTCCCCAAGCCTTAATCCCGTCTGTATTTTCAATGTAGCCATGTGTTAGCACCTCCTATCACCATGTTAACACACTGTTCACTTGCTTTTCTACTCACACGGTGTTAGCATAGTGTTAGCATCTACCAAAGTTTTTTGAAAGAGAAGGAGAAAAAATAATGCCGAAAACGATCTTTTATACCGAACAGCAGGTAGAGGACGAAATCGAACGCTTAAAAGATTCCCCGGCGGTCAAGCTGGCACTGAAAGAGCGGTACATAAAGGAACGCCGCAGACAGACGCTTTACCGACTGCGGAGCCTTGAAAAACGGGGAAACCTGCTTATGAGAAATGGAATTACCCCGGAAATGATGGAAGCCGCTTACTGGCCGGAGGATGACGAAGAAGATGAAGAAGACAACGCTTAAAACCTACGAAATTTACACCATCACCTGCGGGCACAAGTCCCTGCTGTACACCACGACCAGCCGAAAGGAAGCTGTGAATTTCTATTCCCAACTCTGCGGCGGGGGTGCCCTGCCCCGTATAGCCATAGACGGGAAGCAGCTCACCATTGCCGAGTGCATCAAGTTCAACAACCCGACCATTGCTTCTAAGGCCGGTTCCCGGTGGGGCAAATACGCCCGGCGACCGGAGTTTACCACTCACGACAGTTACCAGATTTGAGGGAGGACAGCATGAGCACTAACATCTACGACTTTGCATCGTTGCTTTTCTGGGCGGTCATCGCCATCTGTGTACTGGTCTGCTGTTTGGAAATCCGAAAGGAAATCCGTGAGCGCCGGGCAGCGGATGCACTGGCACGGCAGCAAAAAATTGACGATTGGCACTGGGCCGAGCGTGTAGGGTTTGCCAAGGCCATTGACGCTAAGGACGCTTTGATCGCAGACCTCCGCACCCAGATCTACATCCTGAAACGGGAGAACGAGCGTATCGCCCGGCAGTGTGACCGTCAGAAGCAATCCATGAGCGGGGTTCTCGTGGTTGACGTAAGGAAAGGAGCTGAGAAGGTTGGAAGCTGAGAAGTTGATAGGAATCTCCGAAGCCGCAAAGCGCATTGGAATGTCGGAATACTGGATGCGGGAGCTGCTGCGCCGTGGGGAAATCCCCTCTATACGCATCGGGGAACAGCCCAAAAAAGGCCATATGGACAAGCGCAGATACCTCATATCCCCATCCGACATTGACAAGTACCTGAACCGGGCAAAGACGCAGAAAAAGCCCGTTAAGGTGGCAGATGCCAAGATAAATGCATGGAGACAGAGTAGCCCGTATGTGTAACATTTCGTGCCTTGCACCGCAGACCACCGCTGTATATGAGTGTGATGCCTGCGGGGCGCAGTTCTCGGAGAACGAGTATTCCAGCCTTATGCGGACTGACGAAGACGGGTTCACGGACGCACGATGTCCATTCTGCGGCGGTATGAGCTTCTCCGACCAGTACAGATGCCGCTATTGTGACGAGTTCAAGCCGGGAGCGGGAAATTCAGAACTACCATTCTACGGCGTATGCACCGACTGCCTGATTAAGGCGATTGACCAGTATAACCGTGCTTTTGATGGCCTGCCGGAAGATGTGAAAACCATCCTTTGTGATGTTATGGGAGACATGAAAATTGATATGGAGGTATTCAAGTGATTAGAAGCAACACACAAGTAGATTTCAGTGGGAAGAAGTTCACGGTCATTATTGCGGGTCAGCCCGGCATAGGAAAAACGACTTTGGCACTATCCGCTCCCAACCCACTATTGTTAGACCTCGATAACGGTATCAGCCGTGTCAGAGCAGAGCACAGAAAGACTTTTTCATATTCTGCCTTGTACGAAGAACTATTGCAGGATATCGAGACGGAAGAATACCGCATGTGCGAGACCGTTATCATCGACACAATGGGTTCATTAGTTCAGCTTTTACAGCCTTGGGCAAAGCAACAAGACCCAAAGGCGGCCAGAGACGGAAGGGCAATGTTCGGAGTTATTCGCCGTGAAGTGGACAGGCTGGGGGCAAAAATCCGGTCAGACGGAAAGAACCTTGTAGAGATCTTCCACACAACGGAAGTCCAGAAGGGCGATGTCACTGTGACCCGGCTATCCTGTGAGGGAAGCGCAAAGGACATTGTTTGGACACCGGCTGACTTTGGCGGCACGATGTTCCAGCGGGGTAAGAAGCGGATCATCTGTTTTGCGCCCACGGAAGAAGCGTTTGGCAAGGGCTGCTTTGGTATCCATGGCGAGTACGAAGTGCCTGAATTGGCTCCCGGTATGCCCAACACTTTCTTGACCGACCTCTTTGAACAGGCCCGTAAAAATATCGCTGACGAGCAAGAAAAGTTCAGCAAAGACAAGAAAATTTATGACGATGCTGTTCGTGAGGGGACGCTGTGTATCGATTCTGTCAAGTGCGCTGACGATGCCACCGCTTGTGTCGCACGACTTCGGGAGATCACCCACGCTCTGACCAGCAAGGCCGAGTTGTCCGGGAAGCTACAGACCAAGGTGAACGCACTGAAACTCCGTTGGGACAAGCAGTCCGGCAAGTATGTCCAGATATAAAATCACGCACTCCCTGCTCTATTCGTGGGCATGGGCCACCGACCCGGAAGCCACCCCGGAACGCTGGAACGAGTTCCTAAACGACCTGAAACGCATCCCGTCCCCGGATTCCCCGGCAAAGCAGGATGGCCGTATTTTTGAGGCCGAAGTGACCCGTCTGGCACAAGGCGGCAAGCCAAATCCTGACTTCCAATGGGCCGAACAGGCAGCGGAATTTGCATCGGTGGTCAAAGGCGCACAACCACAGGTGCGGATGCAAGCCGGGATTCAGGTTTGCGGAATGGATTTTATGCTGGTGGGCGTGGCCGACTACATCAAGGCCGGAACGATCTACGACACAAAAAAGGTGCAGAGGTACGAATACGGCAAGTATGTTGCATCTTCCCAGCATCCCGCATACTTCCGCCTGTGCCCGGAAGCACGGCGGTTTGTGTACTTGATTACGGACGGGCGGCAGACCTACAGGGAGACTTACTACCCGCAGGAGACAATACCGATAGAGACCTTTGTCATTGCGCTGATGCAATTTCTGACCGACAAACCAGAACTTATGAAAATCTACAAACAGAAATGGAGAATCGACTAAATGTCATTTTATGGGAAATCCGCAAAGAGCAACTATGTGCCAAAGAAGCTGATTAAAGCCGGGGACTACGAAGCCCGGATAACGGACTGCGGCGAGAACTTCACGGAGGGCGGTGAACCGTATGTGTTCTTCACCTTCCAGATCCGTGGAGACGTGGAGCAGGACGAAAAGGGAACATCAATATCCAAGAAGTTTTTCCCGGAAGCCAAAGAGCGTGATGCCCGGAAAATCAACTCATGGGCTTATGAGCTGGGCGTAGACGAGGGCGAAGAATACTTGCTTTCCGACTTCATCGGAATGTGCTGCATCATTCACATCAGCCACTTCGTCAATCAGGAGAGCGGCAGGGAGATGCAATACGTTTCCTACATTGCCCCTTCCAAGGCTGGCGACAGCGCCAAGACGGTGGATGCCGGAGGATTCAGCGACTACAGCGCAGACGATATCCCGTTTTAAGGCATGACCAAAGCGGAGAAGGATGCCATTGCCTCTATGGTGGTGGTGTGTGACACACGGGAGCAGGAGACCCCAGCACTGAAACGCCGCCTAACGGCTTTGAAGGCCGATTTTAGACGTGAAGCTCTCAAAGAGGGGGATTACACCTGTGAGTATCAGAAAACGGATTCTAATGGCCTTCTGAGGCTTCCTGTGGTGGTCGAAAGGAAGATGAACCTCGCCGAGCTTGCCCTATGCTTCACTTCGGAGCGGGGCAGGTTCGAGCGAGAGATGGAGCGCATCAAGGAAAAGGGCCTCCGGGCATACCTCCTGATCGAGAACGCAAGCTGGGAAGATATCTATGACGGCAACTACCGGAGCCAGATGTCCCCTGAAAGCCTTGTAGGCTCCCTGCTGGCATGGTCCATACGGTACGGACTGCACATTATCTTCTGCCGTTCGGCAACCACGGGAAAGCTGATAGGCGATATTTTCCGGCACGAAGTGGCCGAGGACATGAAACGAAAGGATGGTGAAGAACCATAGCAGAACGCAGAATGTTTGCTAAGTCAGTAATCGACAGTGACTTGTTTTTGAGTATGCCGCCCACGGCGCAAAACCTGTATTTCCACCTTGCAATGCGGGCAGATGATGACGGATTTATCGGCAATCCGCTGAATATTCAAAGGATGATCGGGGCCAGAGATGATGACATGCGGCTTTTGACAGCCAAGCAGTACATTATCCCATTTGAATCCGGAATTGTGGTAATTCGGCACTGGAAAATACACAATTACATACAGAGAGACCGATACAAAGAGACAGTTTATGTGGACGAAAAATCAAAGTTGTCCTTGGAAAAAAGCGGAGTTTACGAGCCGATGTATCCAGAATGTATCCAGAATGTATCCAGTTTGGATACACAGGTAAGAGTTAGGTTAAATAAGTTAAGTGAAGTAGAGAATAATAATATTCTTTGTCGGGCTGAAGCCCCGACTGCGCCTCCTGAAACGCAGGAATCGAAGCTGAACGCACAGGCAGATGAGGTGATTTCCTACCTGAACGAGAAAGCCGGGAAGCATTACCGGACGGTGGAATCCACAAGGCGCATCCTACGAGGGCGGTTCCGGGACGGGTTCACAGTTGCGGACTGCAAGAAGGTCGTGGACAACAAGGTCTCCGAGTGGAAGGGAACCGAGATGGAAAAGTACCTCAGACCGGCCACCCTGTTTCAGGCTCTAAAGTTTGACGGATACCTGAATCAGGCCCCGGAGAAGGGCAAGAACCGAATTGACCCGAGCGAATACGAAACCGGAAAGGACATTGGCTGGTGACAATATGGAACGTGGAAACGAGAAAACGTGCCCCGTATGCGGGGAAAAAACGGAAGTTTGGTTCGGGGTGGAGGGTTTAATCCCGTTCCGGCTGGTGCATCGGCTGTGCCGTTGTGAGCGGGAAAAGTGGGAGGCCGAGGAGGCTGACAGAGCCAAGCGAGAAACAGAGCGGAAGATAGCTGCGTACCGGGAACGGGGCCTCACAGATGCCCAGTATCTGGAATGCACCTTCTCCGCAGACGATGAGGAATCCGGGAAAGTAAGCCAGTTCTGCCGGAAGTACGTTGAGAACTGGGACTGGGCCCGGACGAACAGCGCCGGAATCCTGCTTTGGGGGGATGTCGGAGGCGGTAAGACCTTCTATGCGGCCTGTATCGCAAACGCCCTGATCGATAAGGGAATCCCCGTTGTCATGACTACTATACCCCGCTTGACCGCAAGTATGCAGCGGGATTTTGGATCTGGCCGGGAAAGCGTCCTGTCCATGGTTGCGAACATTCCGCTCCTGATTCTGGATGATGTCGGCACTGAGCGGGACACGGAGTTTAGCAACGAGGCGGCGTATGAGATCGTCAATGAGCGGTACAAATCGAGGAAACCGCTTGTCGTGACCACGAACCTTACTCCCGTGGCTATGCGGGGGGCTACAGATGCCACGCAACGGCGAATCTACGACCGGCTCATAGAGATGTGCGCTCCACTCAAAGTACCCGCCAAAGACCGCCGTAAAGCGGCTGCACAGGACAAGTTAAACCGGATGATGGAACAATTCGGGATGAGGTGAAATATCAAAATATGGGAATGTCGGGACACAATAAAGAGTTGCGCAGATGGAGGATTGAGCGCGGTCAACCAGCTGACGGGAACCTCGGTCATACGAAGTGCTGGACGTGTGCAAAGGCGTGTAAAGGGTGCTCATGGTCACGATACTTTATACCCGTGCCGGGCTGGAACGCCGTGGAAACACGCATTGATAAAGGTGATGGGAACGAGCCGATACCAAGCTACCACGTCATTGACTGCCCCGAGTATGTGAACGATGAGACAGAGCCAAGCTCCATTGCTTGTAACCCATGCCCCACTTGCGGAGGACGAGCACGGTTTGTGAACATCGGGAAAGGGAATCGGTATAGAGTACATTGCGGAGGAACGAGGTATTGCACCGCCCCGAAAACAACGGAACCGTATCTTACCAAACGAGAAGCATTGGAAGCGTGGAACAAAGGAGAATTTTACGATGAACCCCGGCGCGCTCATAAGAATTAAGCCGCTGGAAAAAGCGGAACGCACAAGGAATAACTGCGCATTCTTTCGTGACGGTCAAGTCGCTTTTTGCCGGGCCACAAGCTATGCGGCCTGCAATCCGAAGGAATGTCCGTTCTTCCGCTCCCACGCCGATCAGGAAGCGTCTCTGATGCGGTGCAGGGAAAACTTCAAGAACCGATACGGCTTTGACGGGTATGAAAAAATCCGTTACAGCGAGCATTACAAACAGGACATAGCACAATTCAAAAAGGAGCACAAAATCAGATGAACGAGAGCAGGATGTGTGAGTACAAAATCACCCTCACGACCGGGGAACAGATTGTTGTTACGGCTGTCAAGGGTTCTATCTTTCTCTACAACGGAAGCTGGGTGTTTGTTCCGGGGCGTGGGCAAAAGTCGGATACCGTGTACCCACGGCACATGGTGCGCATGATACAGTCGGAGGATGTGGTACGATGAATCCTTACGAAAAGCGGATTATATACGAAAAGGCGATTCGGTATTACGGAGAGGAACACCAGCTTGCCAAGGCAACAGAGGAAATTGGGGAGTTGTTGACAGAGATTGGGAGGTACATGGCCGGGGAAAGAAACTTGGCTGACCTTCTCGGAGAACTTGCCGATGTGAAGATAATGCTGGAACAGGTGCAACTTATTTTCGGATTCTCTTATGAGGATGTTGAGGACAAAGTGACATACAAGCTGGGGAGGCTTGAAGGGAGGATGGAACGTGAAGATCGACATTAAACCTTTCCGTTCGGCAACGGCAATGCAAATGTTTCGTAAATGGCTGAAAAAATGGATGAGAACGCGGAGAATCAAGAAAATTTGCAAAGCAAACAGGTACTTTTGCCCCGATTGCATTTACCATGAACACATTTTTGAAGGCGCAGTTTTCCGGGGTACAAGGTGCAGATTGGAGGACAGACAATGATCGAACTGAAACCCTGCCCCTTCTGCGGGGGAGAAGTAGAAGAAGGTGGCTGGACATGCAATTATGGCAAGCACACCATGATCCTAAGGATCAAATGCAAAAAGTGTGGGACAGGTTATAGCTTTAAGTCGAGATGGGTGTCTGAACCGTATTTTGAGACGGTAGAGGCGTGGAACCGGAGGTATGAAAATGGCTAAAGCGGTACTTATCAGCATTCGCCCTGAATGGGTGGAGAAGATTGCGAATTATGAGAAAACAATCGAGATTCGCAAGACAAAACCAGACTTGGAAACGCCGTTTAAGTGCTACATCTATTGCACAAATAAAAGGCCATTTCTTGTGTGGGGAGATGTTTTCAGAGGTGATTGGTTCACGGAGTTTACCCGGATTTCTGGGTATAGCAGAGCAGAAGCGGACAAAATCTGGGACGTTTTCAACGGGCACGTTGCTGGCGAGTTTATCTGTGATCGGATTTACGAATTGGCTCCTATAAACCATGCGCCAGACGATGTGGAAGAACAAGCCTGTCTGACACAAGAAGAAATCTGCCAGTATCTCGGTGGAAAGGGGTATGCGTGGCATATTTCCAAATTGGAAATCTATGACACGCCAGAGCCGCTGAGCGAATTTACTGGATTGATGGGAACAAAATTTGGATATGCGCCTATTGAAATCAAGCGACCGCCCCAGAGTTGGCGCTATGTGGAGGAATTGAAATGAGTGATTACATCAGCCGGGAGGCGGCGATTGACCGCTTAAACAAGAATCTTTCGGCTTGTAACCCTGGGACATTTTCAGAAATGTGCTATGCGGATGCAATCGAAACCGTGAAGCATTTACCTTCAGCAGACGTGGAGCCGGTGCGGCATGGGCGATGGGAGTATAACGCACAAACAATACACACGCAAAGTCTGATGAGATGCAGTTTTTGCGGCTGGTGGACACTTGACCCGTCAGTTGACGGCGCATATCACTACTGCCCGAACTGCGGGGCGAAAATGGATTTGGAGCAAGAGCATGGTTAAGGTTTACGGCGTAAGTGATGATCTTGTAGAGATCGAGGGGTCATCGTATTGGGAAGACGAGATAGGCTGCTACGACAAAGACGTGCGGATCTGGTTTTGTGACGGCACTGTTATCCGGATAAGGTATGCGGATGGCGGTATCTGGCGGATCGAAGTTGAAGCGCATGGAACCGAAAAACACAGGCTGGATGTGTGCTCCGGCGAAGACGAGGACGATTATAGCGATTGTTTTTACATCAACGCAGAGATCACATCTCACGCGGTTATCGACAAGGAGGACTGAAAATGAGCGAAGATAAATTTGTCGTAAAAGACAGCTGCGGAGATGGCTATGAGTTGGAATTTGCGTATGGCATTGTCGATCTGATCGATAAAAACGACAACGGGCATGTAGTGACGGAATTTGACGAGGATGATTTTACCCACACGGGGAAGTGGATTAGCGTAAAGGATAGGCTGCCGGAAGAACGAGAGAAAGTAATCATCCTGTTGTTGTATGGTCAAATATTCCGGGCAGAAATCCGTAAAAGAGAACTATTGCCGGAATGGTGGTATTACTACGCTGCTGACTGTATCGATATGGACGAACTTGGTTATATGTACCCGAACGAAGGCGGGAATTGGTGGTATGGAAACCCTGTCACCCACTGGATGCCTCTCCCCGAGCTGCCGGAGGAAGTCGCACAATGACCCTATACGTCTGTTATTACAAAAACGATGATTGGTGCTGTTATGTTGCGGCTCCCACACGAGGAAAGGCAAAGCACCTATTTAACGAATGGTACGGGCACGGATGGTATACCGATGTCCGGACGCAGAAGGTCAAAGACTGCCCCGATACACCGGAGGGGGTATATGACGAAGATTGCCCGGAACTGGAAAAGCTGGGTGTTAGGTATCTAACGGAAGAAGAAATGGAGGAGCAAGAATGAGTTGCAGAGGATTTGAAGCAGTTTGCACAAACGGGGAAGCCCGGCAGTATTTTAGGGATAAAGGGCTTAACTATCACGACATCACGGAAGGAGATATTTTGTCTCTGCTGATGCTGCTAAACCGGGAAATCAAAAAGTCCAATAAAGCCGGGGAAACATCGGTCAGCACCATGCACATGAGTAGCAAAATCGACATGAAAAAGCGCACCAATGGGACGATCATAAAATGCTTTTTGTATATTAACTCCCACTACTTTACCCGGCGTGAGGCCATCAGCTTTAACGAGGACGGATTTATCGGATTTGCCGGATGGGCAGATCAGGGCAACACAAACCCACTGCTCCGGGCATTTTTGCGGTGGTGTGACGATCTGGCGGCGGCAAAGGAGGCAGCATGATCTTATACGGCAAACCTGTAGCGGATGCCCTGCGGGAGAAGTACGCAGAGTGGATAGAGGCAATGGCGTGGAAACGCACGCTGGCGGTTATCAAGGATGATACATCGGACAAGGGATATCTGGCGGCAATTCAGCGGGAGGCCGCGCGGTGGAAAGTAAAACTGATGTATGCGGACAGTCTTGTACAGGCGGCGAAGATGGGGGCGTTTAGGGTGATGGATGTGCGTAAGCTCCCGGCCACAGACATGTGCGGATTTTACGGAATGGACGGGCAAAGCAGTATTGGGCGGGAAAAGGCCTACATCGGCGAAATGAGTGCCGAGGCTCCCTGCACCGCCGAGGCGATCATCCGTATGCTGGACTACTACAATATCCCCATAGCAGGAAAACATGCGGTAGTGATCGGACGATCTGAACGTGTAGGCAAGCCCACGGCCATGCTCCTGCTGGCTCGGGATGCCACTGTGACGGTGTGCCACAGCAAGACGGACAAGGGCAACCTGCTGGGTCTGGTAGGCGGTGCGGATATCGTTGTCTGCGCATCCGGGCAAAAGGGACTGATAGACTGGACGTGCGTACCTCATGGATGCACGGTGATTAACGTAGGAGGGGACTATATTAGCGATGGGTACGATGAGTACGATGCTGGACTTAACCTCATCCCCTTCAAGGGCGGCGTGGGGCCTGTGACCACGGCAGTGTTGATGAGTCATGTGCTGATGTGAAAGGAGCGAAACCATGTATACCATGAAAGATTTTATCGGCAGAAAAATTGCAGTAACTTTTAAGAATCGAGAAGAGCGTTTGAAGTTCTTGAAAATGTGTGAAGAAAAAGGGATTAGATGGAATTCCGGTGATCTTGCAACCAAATTTGATCCGGGCGATGGAACAGCGGTTATATTTGGTTTGAACGGTAGGGACACCATAACGTATGGCCGTCCTCTGCGGAAAGACCGTAAAGTCATACCTTTTTCGGAGTTTGAGTGTGAAGAAACCATCGGCGTAATCAAGCGCAACGGCAACACAATTACCGTACACATGGGCGACCTGCACGGCACGGCGAAATGCTCCCCGGACGATCAGTTTGACCTGTATTCCGGGTGCGAACTGGCACTCAGGAGGGCGCTGGGAGCGGAAAAGAAGGAGCCGAAGGAGCCGGAGAAGCCGAAGTATTACAACGGCAAAATGGTGTGCGTAGATAATGGCGGATACAACTGGTGGACTATAGGGAAAATTTACGAGTATAAAGACGGAATCGTAACCGATGACGAGGGATACAAGAATCCTAGGAGTAACTACGAGCCTTACAAGGACGCAGAGGATGCTAAACATCCGGGATGCACCGGCGATCCCCGACATAATCCAGGCGTAATAATGCTGGAAATCAAGGAGTAAAAATCGGAGCTGTGCTATCGGCTTGACGGGCGGAAAGGATAAATTATGAAAAAGAAACTTGCAATTCTGGTAGCGCTCATCGCCATCATCCTGTGCTTTAGCGGTTGCACGGTTCAGGAGGCTGATAAGGTAAATCACAACATGAGTGTTGCGGCTGACAATTTCGGCTGTGAGCGCCGCATTACGGTGTACAATGCCCGTACCGACAAAATCATCCTATACATGGAAGGGTACATGGCGATTTCCAACAACAGCCATTCCGAACTTGTTGTTACATGTAAAACCGGGCCGATGGAATACAAAAAGAACTATATCTACTTAAACGATTACACCCTGTACGTTGTTGAGGACATTACAGGCACTCACGCAGACCCATACCATTACATTATTGAGTTCCATACAACATTTCCCGTGGAGATAGATGTAAAGCCATGATAAAAGAATGCATGGATTGCACATACCCGTCAATGTACAAACAAGCCTTCAAAGAGGACTTTCCGGACGGGTCATGCCCATATTACGGCACAAGGTTTTGCGAAGAATCGAGGCAGAAAGTGGAGAAATCAACACATGACATGGTAAACGCACCTCCGCACTACACGCAGGGCGGCATAGAGTGCATCGATGCAATGCAGTCCGCATTCGGGGATACCGAGCTGGAAGCGTACTGCAAGATAGCGGCCTTTAAGTACATTTGGAGGTGCGAGCGGAAAAACGGCAACGAGGACATACGCAAGGCGATTTGGTATCTGAAAAAGTACCTGAGCCTGAAAGAGCAAAAGGAGGTAGCGGATGGGAACGGATGAAATAATTAAAAATGTATCCGTGCACGGACTGGAAGATAGTATCAGGGCAAGCAAGTATCCGATGGCGGTAGATACGGAAGATTGCAACGAAAGGATAACAGAGCGGGTAAAGCGGCTCGGAAGATGTAATACGGGAACCGGGCATGACCAGTTTTTGACCGGGATAGTCGTTCAGTTCGACTTGACGTTTACAATAAAGGCATGGGTAGAAGCAGAGCGATATCACTTTCTTGATTTTGTATCCAGCCAATCTACTATGCATAGAATAGCAAAATTCGATATCGGAAAGCAGTGTATCCATTATGTGACAGAAGAAACGATTCGCCAGTGCGAAAGGCATGTGAAGAACTTTAACGAAAATCCGTCTCCGGAGAACTACCTTACACTTTTATACAACGTTCCGGTCGGATTCAGGCTTACGGCACGAATGACAACGAACTACAGACAGCTAAAGACTATTTACCAGCAGCGGAAAGACCACAGACTTCCGGAATGGCGGGTTTTCTGCGAGTGGGTACGCAGTCTACCGAACTTCGAGGATCTTTGCTTGAGCCATGAAGAATTGTAAAGACTGTGCGCACATGATGGCGTGTAAGCGGTGGCACATCGTTTCCGACACGGATAAAACGTGCGAAGATTTCCTTCCGCTGCCAGTGCTGGAAGACATGAAGAACGAACTGTGCTATCTGTGCGGGAAGTACCGGAGCGCACACTTTGGGCTGTGTGACGGATGCAAATTCAAGACAATAGAGTTTAGGAGAAGCGACAGTGACTTATGATGAGAAATGGGACGTGCTGGCATCTTACTCAAAGCACAAGAACCGCCTTAAAACGCTTCTTTTGGAGCGGGAGGAACTGCGGGACTTAAAGAAGATGTCGGACGATGTAGGGGGCGTTCCAACGCCCGGAAACGTAAGCGACCCAACAGGGAACACAGCTGTACGCCTTATGCGGACAATGCATGACGTAGAGCGGGAATTGCGGTATTCCGTGACGCAGATGGAGAAGGTGAAGCGGTTCATTCGGAACTCGTCCGGAATCAATCACGATGAAAAGTACATTCTGTTCCTGAAATTCCTGCGAGGGAAAAGCAATCGGGAGATACAGGAAATCACAAACGCATTAAGCAAGGACGCCGTGCGCAAGCAGATATACCGCATCGTGCAGCGCATGGAGCCAAAAGAAGCCGGGGATTAACCCCCGGCCTTTCTTATTTCTTCGCTAAATCGGCAAGCTGCTCTTTGATGGCAGCGGCCTTTTCCATGCACTGAATGTGCTTTTCGTTGAAGCGTTTCAGCATCCGTGCGTCCGGTTCCCCGTACTCTTTCCGGTACGTCTCTATAACCGTTGTCGCCTGCGTATGCAGTTTGTCAGCGTGTCCCAGCTCCGCATTGGACAGTTCCACCAGAAGCCGGGAAAATGCCGGGTCTTTCTCTTTGAAGACTTCGGCCATGTTGGCATAGTATTTTGCGTCAGCAAGTTCTTCCGGTATGCGCTCCACAATGCCCTTTATTTCGCTCATTGCCACACGTCCTGTCATGGGTTCGCCTCCAGTCAGGAAATGGCCGTAAGGCTGTTGTCAGGGGCGCAGGAGACTTGCCCGCAAAGACGGAACACGCCGCTGGTTGCGCTGGTATGTACAACGGTGGAGTACCGGGTGCGGGTGCGGATGGAGCAAGCCGTAGCCTGAGTGCAGTTCCGCTTCTGCAAGGGGTAAGTGTTGGCACTGCCTACGGGCTGGACAAAGACGAGCGCACCAATGGTGGCCGTGGTAGGAATCGCCTGCGCAATGACCAGACAATACTTCTCATTGTTCGTGTAAGACCCGGAAGGGATGCCGATAACTACATTCCCGTCCGTGTCCAGCGTAACGGAAGTGGACATGATAAACCGAGGGCAAAGTTTGCAAACGTTTCTGCAAGCCATTGTTCGTATCCTTTCTGAACAAAAATCCCCCCAGCCGTGACAGACCGGGGGGTATATCACGCATGAAAGCGGATAGGGGGCTAAAATCAGCTATTGCAGCCGGAGCATCCGTTGTTGCAGCCGCAATTATTGTAACAGGTGTTGGGGTTCACGCTGGGGTGCGTGTAATACTGGCCGATCTGACCGAGGATGTACGCAGTCTGTGCCTGATTGCTGATCTGGGTCTTTGCATCAGACAGGGCGGTTCTCAGCCCGTCAACGTAGTTGGCCTGAATCAGGTCACGGGTGATCTGGTTCTCGGAGATAATGGTGGTCTTCAGGTCGCAGCAGCACTGCTGCAGCTGAGCCACGAGGTTCTGGTTGGCAAGCTGTGCGTCAAAGCGATTCTGGCACACTTCCTTCTGCGTAGCGTTGCTGGTTTCCAGAATGTCCCGCTCCATCTGGGACAGGTCGTTGTTGCGGTTAGCAGCAGCCATAAAAGCGGCAGCTTCCACACCGTTGCCATTCCCCCTGCCAAACAGGCCATTGCCGCTGAACGCCAAGAAGAACAGGAATATCAGGATAACCCAGAGAAAAGCGGAACCGCCGCCCCACGGGGAGGAAGTCTGCTTGTCGTCATTGTCCATCAGGAGTTTTGCGGTCAGGAGATCGTCAATCATAGTAATGTTACCTTTCGTGTATTCAATCGCCGTGGGCCCTTCGGCGTATTGTTAAAACCAAGAATCCGGATTTTTGCCTGCGGAGGAAATAGCCGCTTCCGCTTCCTTCCAAACCGATTCAGGCACGTCAAAGCCCTTTAAGCCGCCCTTTTTGGCAAGGCTGTACATATGCTTCAACGTGTTCAGGTTGTCGGCGTTTATCTTCCCTTCTTGGGAAAATTTGGAGATTGCTTTTACTGGATTTTCTCCACGTTTAATCATCTGCGCCAGCATGGCGGCGGTGGACTGGTCTTTTTTCGCCAGAGCGTTTAAGGCCATGCCTACCATTTGTTTGGGGCTGGAAATCATATCTGCGGCTTTGATTATCTGGTCAATGATGCTCATTCGGCTTTATCCTCCTGTTTCTGCATGATTTTCTTAAATACCCGCTCAACGGCGGCTTCAATCTTTGCGTCAATGTCCTCCGGTTGTTTCTGCTCCTGCGTATCATCCAACAGCTTTGTATAATCCACTTCCGGCTGTTCCGGGCCATGGGAAATTGCGTTGAGGGACGAGCTGTAGGGGAACGTTTCGCAAGTGGGGCCGTTCCGGCTGTACTGCTTCGCCCATGCGATATGCTCCTTCGGACAGATAAACAGTGTCGGTGTGCCGTCCATGCGAACCGGGGTTTTCTCTACTTCGTCAAAACCGTCCACAATTATATATTCTCCGCACCGCTTCTGTTTTGGCTGTTGCATCTGCCCCTGCTGGAAGTTCTGGTACTGCCCCATGGCGTTCTGGAACTGCTGGGCTATCTGCTCTACGGAAGGTGACGGGTAGTACATCCCCGGATATCCATACGCCATTACTCAAGCCCTCCGAAGATGCCCATAACGCCTTTGGCCGCTCCCAGCACTTCATTCATCCCGCCCAGCAAAAAGGACAGCGGGGAAACGTATTCCAGTTTCTTTTGCGCCGCCTTGTACTCTTTTATGATGAGTGCATCCGCAAGCGTGATTCCACCGCCGGAAGATGCCCGTTCCATGACCGCATCAAACTGTTTCTGATACGGATTTCTTTTGGCTGCCATGGTAAGACCCCCTTGTGTTGATGCTATAATTTTGGCATAAAAAAATACCCCCGCATAGTGATTATGCAGGGGTGTTATGGGGTGTTTTGGGGCGTTATTCGCCCTGTCTGGCAAGGTGAGAGAATAGCTGTGTTTTGGCTTTTGCCGTTCGCTTCTTCACCTGATCGTATTCAAGATTCTTGATTTTCTGGATTTCGGCAGTTATCTCATAGAGGGTGTAGCCGTCAAGGAGCTGCATCCTGAGCATTTCCCGGTCAACTTCGTTATGTACCCATTGTAATATCTGGTTTTCCCACCAGTCCCGGGAGTGGCAATTCACAAGGTCATGTTCCGCTTTCCGTCTCATGATTCTACCACCCATGTTTTCTTCTCTGTCCCGCACAAGTGGACGGTATAGTTTGCAACGGCGTTCGGCCTGTATGCACTGTCCACGGCGTATCCGTTGTAGCCGAGGAAGGAACCGCAATTCACCACACGGACGGTCTTGTGCGTCAGGTTCTTGTTTATCGGATTGTATGACAGCCGTCCCCGTGGATGGCTCTTTGGTTCGTGGTCATGACCAAAAGCAAACACGTCAATTCCGTCTATGTAATCGCAGGAGCAAACAGATTTTATATCTTTTGCACGATGCACGGCGAAAATGGCGTAATGATTTTGCTTTTGGGCAATGGTGCCAGATTTGATTCTGCGGCCAACGCCGATGTCTATCATCAGGAAATGAGGGCGGTAATAATTTTCCAGCCCAGCCAAAAGACAAGCGTCATAAATCGGGAACAGACCGCAAGCCTTTGTACTCCGGTTCCGCTCATGGTTTCCATCGGTCACACCGATAATATGGTCTTTCAAGTCCCGGAACTGGTCAACCACCCAATCCCTCTGTTCGAGCGGTGGGCACGTCTGGTAATAGATGTCACTCTTGCTTCCGATGGTCGCGTTCTCCATCAGGTCGCCTACAAAAACGGCGTAGTGGCCGGGCTGGTCAATCTCCCGTTTCACTCGCTCCCATGCGCCGATATCAAACTCCTTGGAGCCGTAATGCACATCGTGGACGAAATGAATAACGGCCTCTTTGCAGTCATCCGGCGTGGAAAACATGACCGGAATGTAGTCGTTAATCATAGGCCGCCTGTAAGCCACAAAATGGCCCATATAACGTTACTTACAACGAGAAGGAACATGAGTGTAAGGCAAAGCCGAACGGCCCTTCTGTGCGCTTTAAAGAGGCTGTATTCGCAGTCGGCCATTGGCACTGTTGCAATGCTATCTTGTATCATTCATCCTCCCGGAAGAAGAAAGGGCGGTGGTGAGCCGCCCCGGTTTGTCTTGGTCAGTCGTGCGTCAGAACGTCAGTTGAGCCAGTCCAGTACATCCTTATTGTATTCGGCGGTGGAGATGCAGAGCAGAGCGCCCAGAAGTGTGGCAACACCGTTGATGGTGGTAACGATCTGGTCAGCGTAGGGGAAGCCCCAGGTATTCGCCAGCAGAGCGTAGAAGGTGGCAATGGCGGGAAGGACGATCATCACAACCCATTTGAGCACATTGTATACGGAATCATTCAGTTTCATGGTTTTGTTTCCTTTCTATGCGTTATTTCGCAAAATCGTTGGTTCTGTTCGCCTTTTCGTAGGTGGCTTTAATGTTGGAGATGGCCGTTACTGCACGGTTGTTCGGGAACTCCGGGTGAGTGTTGCAGTAGTCCTCATACTCGTCAACCACTTTCAGGATTTCAACGAATTCTTCCTCGGAGTGCCTTGTGCCTTCCCGGATTTCTTTGTTGAATTGGAGAACACGGGCACGCTTGGTTTCCGCTTTGTAACGCTCATCGTCCGCAATGTGAGCCGCCAGCATCTTCTCCAAAGTATCCAGCTTGGCAGTAACGCCACTTTTCTTGTCCCGTTTTTCCCAAATTCGTCTCAAAATAACCTCAACCAGCCCAATAATGGCGGCGATAACCGTAGCGTTCAGCAGAGCGCCTTGCAGTTTGTCCATCATGTTTCCACCACCCGCGTATACCGGGGATTATTGGAGATGTAGCCTACCCGGCCCTTATAATCCACCCTGTACCAGCCCTCACCAGACCAGTCCCGGATAGGGAGCCTGTCCCCCCGGTGCGCCGTGCCCAGCCGCTTGCCGAGGATGTTCCCGGCCTCCCGCACGTTGACGGATCCCAGCACCTCAACGGTCGGGGTCTTGGGGGTCAGATCGATGTCCTCACCGTCTACCGCATCCGGGAAATACTTGGGTCTGCCGCACACGCCCCAGCCGCCCCGCTTGTAGGGACGCACAACCACGCCCTCCGCACGGCCTATGCACTCCACGGTATTTCCGCCCCCGATATAGATACCCACATGGTAGATTTCGGACGGCTCGAAACCATCCCCGTCCTTGTCCGTCCACTTAAATACAAGGTCGCCGGGCTGGAGATCAGCTACCTCGATGCGCCTGCAAATCCCAAAAAATCCCCGGCTGGACAGGTCGCTCTTTTGCAACCCCAGCTCCTTCAAGCACCAGAAAACAAAACCGGAACAGTCGCCGCCCCGGATGGGGTTTACCCCCTGTGCGTCCAGCTTGGCATACAGGGTCTTAATCATCTCCACCCGCCTGGCGTAGGGGATGGAGCTGGTTTTCAACCGCCCCTCCTGCTTGGCTATCCAGCTGTTCCGCGCCCGCTCGTCCATGGCGGTCATGTCCGCCCCGTTACCGCCCCAGACATAGCACCATGTGCCAGCCTGCCCGGCGGCAAAGTCGGCAAAATCCTTGCCAGTTACCATATAATCACCTCTCAAAATAGATATCCGTTTTTTTCAAAAAGCGCCCGGAATCCCCCGGGCACCGAATCAAACCCGAACATTGTTTATCCTTTCTCACAGTTCGGCTGGCATTTCCACTTTGGGGAGCGGGTCGTGTATATAAGCCCCGTCCACATAGCGATTATCGTAGATGTCCCCCGCCGGGAGGTTGTCCACCAGCACAGCGCCATCTTTGGCGTACTGGGCATATGTAGCGGATAATATCCTCCCGTCCGTATCAAGGTTGAGTGCGTACATATCAATATATCCCCCAAATCTGATACAGAATGCATTCTGTATTATCCTGCTTCGTGTTCATTTTCCCACTGTTTACATTGAAGTCGTAGCCGAAAGCGTTGTCGATATACACCTTACCACCGGCCGCTCGGCGAATAACCCTCGTCTGTAAGGTGATATGGAGATCGTTGCTTATGGTCGTCCACTGCGCTTCAGTCAGCACGCCGCCCCGCTCGGTATTGTCCAAAATAAACCCGCCGTTTGTGCCCACACAGAGAAGGAACGGGCAGTTCTCGTCAATATCGATATACTGTGCTGGGAGCGTGGAGGTAGGGCTTGCGTTTGTCCACAACACAACAGGCTTTCCCCATGCGCCAATTCCTTCCCGGGCTGTCGCCGGGGTGTTTCCGCCCGTGCCGCCGTACTCCACGGCAAACGGTGCGCCCAATGCGGAAAGGGCCTCCGGTATGGTCTTGCCTCCGGTACCGCCGCTCTCCACTCCGAGAGGGTCGCCCTCCAAGGTCACATGCCCCCGAAAGTAAGCGTCAAAGTGGCAGTCAAACCCCGCTCTTGTAGGCGGCATACCCATAGACACTCGGTCACGGTTCAAGCCGATAAATAACGAGCCGGTGACAGGTTGGAGGATCTCCGCTCGGGCAGGAGTAGCACCCAAAGCATCTGTGACGGTCAGCTCCACCGTATAACTGCTGGCCTTGTCGATCTCGCCAAAGATATACGCCTGACCGCTGGCAGCGTTGCTCTCAATGACGCTCCATGCGCCGGTTGACTTGTACCGGAGTACCGCTACCGCCGTGTTGTGACCACCGCACGGGGCTATATCATATGTGGGCGTGGCGCTTCCGTAGGTGCCTCCGGCATCGTCCGGGGTTCCGTCTTCGGTGCATCTATACACGGATAAGCCGATGGCAGGCTGATAATACTGATAGCACGTCTCCGTGACAGTGGCAGAGGCAGTCCGGCCCCGGCTGTCCGTTACCGTCACCTTGTAGGTAAGCTCCCCCGTAGAGGTCAGGACGTTGGAGGTGCATTCAGCATTTGCCCCGCTCTGCGCTGCTCCCGGCCCCGTAAAGGCATACCCGGCTATGGTCGACCCGGTTCCCGCCTGTGCGGTGGCGGTCAGCTTAATCTGGCTATATCCCTGCAAGGCAATGCCCCAGCCGTTTACCGTCTCATTGGCGTTGATTATCGTTTTTACCAGCGTCACGGTGGGAATAACTGTGTCAGGGACAACAGCGTAAAAATAGGCCGTTGCAACCCCTCCAAGCTGTGCCCCGGATGCATCATATGTCCACAGCTGCACCGTAGCCGTGCCCTTGGTCGCATTGGGCACTTGGGATACCCACGATGCCGGGAGCGTAAAGGTGCAGGAGGCCGCCACGTTTTCAAACGTTTGTGATTCAGTTCCCAGTGTGATTTTTACCGTGTGGGAGTAGCTGGTGCCGTACCGCTCAATGGTCACCGTTCCCTGCGTGGTGCCGTCCATGGGCACATTCTCGGTCACACTTGATATGCTGCTGTTGGCCGGGTCATAGCTGATGCTAACGCCGTAGATCTCGCTGGTTCCGGCGTAGTTGCTTACGTTCCCGTCCCTGTACTTCCCGATACAGAGCACAAAGGTTCCGCTGCTCCGGATAGCGTTAAGCATGGTGTCCGTCAAGGTGATGGTGGTGGATGTGCCGTTGAGGGTGGCGGTCATGTACACCTCATCCGTTAAGTCCTCCATAAACCCCGCCGCAGTCTGCACGGCGATAAAAACAGGGAAGTCAGTCACGCTGGCGTGGGTTAGGATAAGGGAGCCGCTTCTAACCGTGTTCGCATCCAGCGCAAAAGCCGCTATCCGCTGGTAGGTTTTCCGCGCCGAAGATAGGGAGTAAGTACAGGTGCAGCGCACCGTTACCGTGTAGGTTGCGCCGCTCTCCACGTTGGTAGTGGTGTAGCTGTAGCTCTCCCCGCTTCTGCCCTCGCTGGAGTACGCATTGCCTATGAGCGTGCTTGTCCCGAGGGAGTTTGTTCCGTTGGACAGATCCCGTGTGCCGATGGTTCCTCGGTTGCTGCTGGCCGATTGGAAGGAGATAGCCGCTTTGGCGTTGGCCTGTGCCGCACTGGTAGCAGTTTGCAAGGTTTTCCCCGTGCCGGTGGCCGTAGCGGTGGACGTAAACCCGCCCTTGGTGCGCTTACCGATGGTGTTGATGCCCGTTTGCATCGTGGCAGATAATATAGGCATATGCTCCTCCTTATGACAATCTTCCGATCATGCCCACGGCAGTATTCTCTCCGCTGCCGAGGATGTAAAAATCCATCAATCTCCCGGCGGTGCCGATGGTCAGTTGCTGGATCTGGGACTTGGTAACGTACAGTTTGCCGCTGGAAAAGTAGGCCAAAGCGTTTTCCGTATTAACTGTTTCCTCGTCCCCGGTGAAGAAATACAATATCTCGTTTTCCAGTTTCAGCTTGATTTCAGAATCGGTCTTGCCAATAACCACGCCGGAAGCATTGAACCGTATGTAGGTGCTGATCTCGTTAAACTGGTCTTTGGTTTCCCCTTCAAGGTCACTTATCTGCGTGTTAAACAGGATGGTCAATTCATCGGCTGTCTGCTTTATTTCAGAGCTTACGACTTCACTAATCATCCCGCCTACATCGGATTCCTTCACATACTCCTGCAAGGCGGTGGTAATCATTTCTTCTGCCGTTTGGAGTATCTGCGTTTGCCGCCCGTCCGTGTCCTTTATGGCAGACCGCAACAGTTCAGCGGTGACTTCCAGCTCATGTATGGCCTTGCTGGTCGAGAAGGATTTCCGGTTTTCTGCGGACATAACGCTCCGTGTTTCGTTCCCTGTGTTCTCATAATTCACCCGTGCGCTCTTGCCGCTCCACTGGATTTTCTGCTTGAATACGGGGAACTCATAGGTGTTCCCGAACAGGGTAATCGTGATGATGTCACCAGCCTGTATAGACCAGTCACACATACACCGTGTGGTTATCGGAACGTACTCCGCAAAGGCGAAAAGGCGGCTTGCTACCGGCTGTGAGCGCAGTAACGTTTCTTCTTCACTGGCTCCTGACAGGAACGGGTTGCCCATGATCTGGTATCCGTTCGTTCCGCTTCCGATGATAACGCCCACATCCGTTTGTGTGGCAGATACCTGTACCTTGTCAATTTGCGATACGGTGTACTCGCTTATGTCCGCTGTAAATGAAGGACGGGAAGCTGGTACATCAGCCGAAATGTCCGTGAACCATGCCAGTTCGAGTTTCCCGGTTCTGGTGAATCGTGCGGTGCATCCGGCGGCTTCCGCAATCCAGCCGAGGATTTCCCGGTATGTGATTTCCGATGCCTGAAACGGCCTGTCCTCATACGATACATTCAGGTTAAGCGCATCCGCATTTGCGGCAGATTCTACGCCTACCACCGTACACATGGAAGCGAAAATCTCTCCCAGCGTCATGGGGAAGGTCAGCTCGTCCCACCATGCATCGGCGATAGCGTCCAGAAGAACCATTTGGTCATACGCCTGTACCGAAACAATGGAATTGCGCCGCTTTTTCGGCTTATCGATGATGAACACGCCCAGCGGACACGCTTCCCACGCACCGTTGATTTTCAGGTCAAGGTATACCGTACATTTACCGTATTCAAAGTCGTTGAGTGCTCCGTCATAGTTCATGAAGGCCACATTCAGCAGAGCCGAGCGGCAACCGCCTATTGACATATCCTCACCCTTGCAAAATGTCTCTGTTACGGAGACACCTGTGTTTAGATTTATACGTTCTGAGCCTAAGACGGTTTGGGCGGTGTCTGCAAAGACGAACCGGACACGGGTCGAAACGTTGTCCTTTATAGACGCTGTGTGAAAGGCCGTGCTTACGTTGTACATTTACACCTCGATCAGGTTAAAAGAAAGGGAACCAAACCATTCCGATTTGGCTCCCGCTAACAGGATTGCTTTAGATTCTCTGTCCCCAGCGTAGAACGTGCCTGTGTATGGTGTTCCCGTTCCGGGTTCCGGAAGTGTCGCTTCAAAGGTTTCAAGCGGCCTCGTCAGAGACATAATCACGCCGATTGTCTCCCACGACAGAGCGTCATAAGATAGTTCTGCGTGTCGCTTCGTGCCGACCTTCTCCCGGTGCAACAGGCCCGTTGTATCACGTTCCCCGGACAAGTCAAGGTCTGATTCCTTCCATGCATAGGAGGACGGGTCAGGTATTGCCGTCCCTGCGATTTTAAGGCCGAGGGAATAAGCCTCATATACTTCTGCCATAATCCTCCTTATACGGTGCCGTATGCTTCAAGTGATCGAGTGACAACTTGGCCGAGGTCTGCGCTGGGGCCAATGGTAAGGTCTTTGGCGGCAACCTGACGGAGCAATCCTATCATGGTATCCGCTTGTGTCCTTGTCATGCCATCAGAGCTTCCGGTTCCACGCAGGATGCCCCGCAAGTCGGACAGGGGAGCCACGACCTCGGGGTTATTCCGTGCGCCGGGATACTCACCGATTCTTGCCAGCGTGTCACCGTATACAAGACCGCCGGAAGCAAAGGGCTGTGCATTTATCTGCCCATAAGGGATATCTGCCTTCTCTACAGTGCGGAAGCGGATGGGTACAACGATTGTCTGGGACAATGCTTTTTTGTACTCTGCAATCTGTTTCTGCCCCTCTTCATCCGGTGTCCACAAAACGGATATCTCAATAGGTTCTGCCAGTTTTTCCTTTTGCGCTTCAAGGTCTGCCGACAGATCGGAAATCTTGTCCCCGACCTTTGCCGCTGCCTCTGATGCTCCGGGGAAAATCCAGCCGATAGCTTCCAATATTTGCTGTACAAGCCACAAAACACCTATCAAAATACCGTCTATGCCTATCTGTATAACTGCGCCGACTTTACCTACGATTTGAGTAACCAACGTTACAATGCCTCGGAAAAACGTTGCAATATACACGCCAGCAATACCAAGTGCGGCACTGATCTCGTTCCAATACTTGTATACGGCCAGAGCCAGTGCTGCAATGGCGGCTATGACAACACCTATAGGACCGCCGAGCATAGCAAACCCTACTGCAACGGCTGCAAGCCCCCACTCCAACGTGGAGAATGTGGTATCCGCAAGCTCCCCGCTTTTAATCCAGTTCTTGATAGCTACAACGGCAAGGCCTATGCCAGACACGAACGCGCCTATAGCTCCGGCAACAGCGCTGAAAGCAATGGTCAGTCCAGCAACAGCCGCCGCCGCACCAGAAAGCATAATGACAAGATTTTCCCAGTCTATTCCGGTATTCCAGGAATCAAGCCACCCGTAAACGTAAGCCACTGCGCCTCCTATCGAGAGTGCAAGACCCAATGCGGTTTGCAGTCCAGCGCCGAATGCTTCTGATATTTTCCATGCGGCGATAGCGGCTCCTATAGCAAGTGCGGCGGCTTTCATGGAATCCATATGCTCTTGAATCCATTTTGCCCATTCAGGAATCTCTTGATCTTCTTCTACATCAAACAAGTTTCCTAATCCACCGCCCCCGCCGCCACCGCCAGCATCAGAGGCTATAACATTCAGTTCGTCAAAGTCTGCCAGTAATCCCTTCAATGCGCCGCCGCCACCGCCAGCAGATTTCTCTATGGATTCCATGTTCTTCTTCATGGAGACAGCAGTAAATCTTCCTTGCCCGGTAATGGCCGCAAAGAATGCCGCAATAGCGTTTGCCGCTGCCAAAGCCGCACTGGCGACCTGATAAAACAGCGGTACAAGAGCCTTTATGATGGGCATGACTGCGGTTGCAATGGAAACTCCGACAGCACTCGAAGATGCTTTCAATGCGTTTAGAGCGGCAGCAGAAGATTCAGAGCTTTGGGAAAGAGTTTCAAAACCGGACGAAACGCCATTTAACACAAACCGCACAAGACGCATCGTCAGCATTCTGGAGATCATCCGGTTCAACCGTGAAGTAAACTTTCCGATATGAGAAGTATTGAATGCGCTTCTGATTGAAGCACCAGCGGACGTAGCAGCAGATTCAACTTTTGCAAGAGCGGATGCAATCATTCCTGCTTTTGCAGGCATAGATGTAGTACCACTGTCCTCTTCCGGTGATGCATATCCAGAAACGTTACTTGCTCCCCGTATCTTTTCCAGCTTTGCCAAAAGTGTATCCGCTTTGTTGATTGCGCTTTGCAGCTTCCCTTCCACGGACAACGCCGCTCCGCTGTCTGCGCCCTTCGCTTCGGAAACGGATTGCAGCTGGTTTGCAAACTCACGGATTTTACGTTCCGCAAGACTAAGATTGCTTGCCAGCTTAGCATCAATGTCACCGCCGCTGAAAGCGTCCTCGATTTTTGCCCGTGCTTCCCCGGCCAGCTCCATCATACGGGCTACAGACTGGCTCATGTTATCCACCTGCGTCTGCATAAAGACAGCCGGGTCATTCCCGGTTGCCGTGTAAGGCTGGAACGGTTCCGGCTGGTACTGCGGTATGATAGGTTTGTCGGAGTGCTGCTGTCCGGTGTCCCCGGTGATAGTGACTTGGCTCCAGTCGATTCCGGAAAGTCCCTCTGCTTCGGAACGAACCTCGGAGAACTTGGTGCGAAGCTTTTCCAACTGCTCTGTCAGGGTGACAATCTGATTTTTCGTGGAAGCAATGGAACCCTCGATAGAAACGGCCTTGGCGCTGCCTGCACCGTTTTTCTCAACTTCCGTGTCGTATTTATCACGCAGAACGGAAAGCCGCTTATAGGCCGCCGCAAGGCGCTCTGCCGTGACTCCCTGTTTGGTGAATCCGTCCCCGTCAATATCGCCCTTGAATGAATCCAGCGCTTTTCTGGCCTTTTCGGAGACAGTATCCAGCTCTTTCCCGACAGTGGTAACGGACTTTGCCGCCTTTTCTACCGGAGCGGCGCTGACAGAATCCAGAGGATTGCCCTTGCCGATACCGGAAAACTGCCGGTTTATTTCCTTTGCGGCCTGCCCGGTCTTTTCGCCTATGGAGCTGAGCGGGCCGCTTATCTTGTCTACAAAAGCCTGTACCGTGGTCTGTATCTTTTGCAGAACGGCTTCGGCGGTGGTAGCGTCACACGATAGTATAATTTGTAGTTCTTCAACTGTGACGGCCATATTTTACCTCGTTTTAAGTGTTTGTTTTACCGGAAAACTTCGCACGGAGTTCTGCTACTCGCTGTTGCAAACGGTCTTCCGGTGTCATGTTTACTTTCCGTGTGCTTATGCCCAGAATTTCTTCATAGGACGGGAACGGATTTTTCTTCGGATGCTTGCTCATGGCGTTACCCAATGCGGATATAATCATCTGCGCAAGCTCCACATTCTGGTTATAGCTCCGTTCCTCCTGTGCGTTGACATAAGCGATAGTGTCGGCAGGCTCAAGCCCCCAGAATGTATCCGGGGGCATACCAGCAGCACAAGCCCTATCCAGAAGGTCAGCCAAAACGGAATCATAGTCCTTTGCGCTGACCACTTGGTCAAGGAAGGAATGGATGCTTATCCGTTTTTCCTCTTGTCCTCGGCTATCCTCTCCCGAACCGAGCGGCTTACTTCCGTGTTCAGGGCATTGTCCATTGCGGAAGCTATTGCCTTGCTGGTGTCTACCTTGTTCAGAGGATTGCCGAAGTAATCTATCACGCTCTCGCCCTCTTTCAGAGGGAGTACGCCGAAAAAACCCATCCCGTTCAGAAAGATCGCCACTTCGGAGAAGATCTCCAACAGCTTACCGCTCTCAAACAGGCCGTCTACAAACGCCTCCGCTTTGTCACGGGTCACGTCCACGCCGAAAGCCTCAATACAGGCAATCAGGAAGTCAGGGTCGATGTTCTCATATGCGGCGAAGAAAGCCGCTTTCAGGTTCAGACATCCCTGCATCAGTTTCAGCTTGCGGTAAGCACCAGCAGACGCTTTCAGGGTGATTTCAGTGTTTCCGTTCTTAATGATGGTCATAAATGCATCCTCCTATCGTGGTTGTCAGGAAAGGGTGGCGGCCTTGCCGGTGAACAGGTCGGTGTAGGTGGGAGATTCACCGCCGGAGCTTACATAAATGGAATCTCCGGTAAGCTGGGTGTAGAAAGCGGCGGTCTGTGCGTTGTTGCCCTGCTGGCCGCTCATAGAAGCAGACTTTGCAATGCCCTTATAGAGAATGCCAGCACCCAGTTTGTCGCCGGAACCTTCCACATATTCTTCATAGAACCAGACTTCACCGGCTGCCAGAAGTGCGGAAACAAGAGCCACAGAACCGCTGCTTGCGGTAAAGTCGGGAGCATACTCATAGGTCATAACGTCCATGGACTGCTGACCAGTCAGAGCACGCTTAAACTTCTCGGAGATGATGGAGAGGTCTACGGTATCGGGTTCACCGCCCTTGTCGGGGGTGGAAGTAATGCCCACAAGCTCGATCTTGGAGGCCATGGTAGAAGCGGTGGCATAGTAAAGTTTCTGCCCCGCAGTTGCCTGATAGGTTGCCATAACGATTTATCCTTTCAAAAAGAGTTCGTTTTTTTGGAGTACCACGCCGCCTTGCACCATTTTCCCTGTGCGGTAACGTAGTACGGTTTCGTGTTGTTGGTGCGCCTGTATCCCTTTGCATCCATAAGCGCATTGATTTTGTCCAGAACGCCCAGCACTCCCGGCCCGTCTGCGGTGTCATACACGCTTCCGGCATAAATGGACAGCTGTACGGTCAAGTCGCATAGCAACGTTTCTTTCAAGCCGTCCTGTACGGGTGTGGTGCGGGTCATGACCATAACGCAGGGGAATTGTGCCGGAAAGTCCTGCGATTCAGGCGCAATGAGGATGTCCGTCATGCCGGACGCTCCTTCCAGATACGCAATGGCATCTTTTAGGATTTGTGTTTCATTCGGGGTCATGTCAAGCCCTTTCTATGGCGCTTTTCACCGCTTCGGCCACGGAATATATCACGGTGTCTTTCGTGGCATCAAATGCCGGAGACATATACGGATGAGGCGGTAAACCAGGTATGACATAAAACTTCCCGGCTTTGGTTTTCTTGACCGCAAACCCGTATATCTCGTGAAGGTCATACGGTGTCTGGCTCTCATGCACAAACCACGGTATTTGCCCTTTACCTCCATGCTGCCCGTCCGCTCCGTATTCCAACGTGTACGCCTGTACAAGAGCATCCGTCCGTATGGCCGCAACGGTAATAGGCCCCATGGCGCTATCAAATTCCAGTCGTATACTTTCGGCCAGTTGCCCGGTAAGAGTATGACCGTCATACACATTCAGCTTTGCGGCCTTTTCCATTTCGGATCCGCCGTCCCGCAGACCTTCTCTGACGGCCGCCGGGAGTGCGCTTGCAATGGCTCCCAGTTTCTTACCGCCGTATTTGGATTTCAGTTTTGCCGTGATAGTGACCATCAGACCGCCGTTCCTGCGGAATACACCCGCCTGCCGTTAAACTCCCGGCTGGATTTGATGATATACGCCGGGCTTTGGTACAGGCCGTTGCTCGGTTCCGGTTCGGTCAGCCAAACGCCGTCCTCGTCCCGGATGTCCTCCCGCTTATCGTCCGTAAAAAGGATTTCAAGATCACCGCTGGGAGTGTACCCAAAGACTTCCACAGAGCCACGAACAGCCCCTTCCACAACAAGCGTTTGGTAGGTTCTAAGGTTTTCGTAACCGGAAACGGTAACGTGCCCGTACATATCACGGGTTTTCTTCGGGCTGGCAACGTAGAAGGTTCTGTACAGTTCTTCACGCATTGCCAATCTCCGCTATGACCGTTGCAAACGGATTTTTCATGCCCTTCACAGCGTTCAGAAGGTCGTTTTCGATATCGACATAGCTTTCCGATACGCCTATGCCGCTAAAACTGCGGTTCGCCTCGGCACCACGTTTGCGCCATGCCCGCATGGTTGCGGTGGTAACAAAGGGGAGGTGCGCATCCAGCAACTCGGCGTAGCCGGTAATCCCTGCGGCCATGTCATAATACTGGGAAGCAAAAGCATCTATCCGGTCGGAATCTTCCGTTCCGTCTTTAATCCCACACATGGCCATAACTGACTTGGTAATGGATGCAATCGCTGCGTCTCGTTCCATCATGCGCACCTCCTTGTTGGTTAGTTCAGGTCAGCCAGCACGCCGTGGAACCATTCGGGGCCGTAGTCCAGACCGAACTGGCCGAAAATCTGGCCCTTGGTCGCTGCACCGGTCTTGGACAGTTCCTCATAGAAGAAGTTGCCCTTGCCGGGGACGATCATTTCCACAGGCCGGATAACAGAGGGGTTGTACAGCAGGATTTTGCCAGCAGGCATCAGGGTGTTGGTGATGAGATACACGGTACCGAACTCGGTAACAAGAGTGTCGGCAGCGATACCAAACACGGTACGGGAGGCAGGCATGATGTACCCGGTCTTATTCTCATACAGGTTGGAGATCTTCACACGCATATCGGCGTTCATGGTCATGATGCAGCCGTTTACCTCGCCGCCGTTGTTGAAAACGGACTTACAGAGATCCTTCAGCAGGGCGGTACTCACGTCACGGGGGGTATGGGTGGTCTGCGAAACGTTCTCCAGCACATTGGAGGTACAGGCGGCGATGATACCACGGGTCTTGTTGATAGTGGCATCGGAAGTAGCCTTATTGTACGCGCCGTTCAGACAGGTGTACTCAATGTCCTGCGCAATCTTCTTCATGCGCTGGGCAATCTGCCAGTCCAGTTCGCTGACGGGATTAGGGGTCTGCCCGGCAATGTTAGCGCCGCCTAGAGTGCCCATGTTGCTTTCATGAGCGTAAGTAGAGCCTACGGTCTCATGGAAAATCTGGCACACATTGGTCTGCTGCGTGCGGGTAACGGTGGTTGCATCGGGGGCAGTAGCGGATGCCGTCTCGGAGATGGCGGGCTGAGAAGCAGTGCCCAGAGCGTAGGTCTGGTCGATAACAAACTCAACGCTGGGGCTGATTCTGCGCTCACCGATGGAGTTCAGGAAGGGGGTCTTGGTGTTGCTCTTGGTGTAGAGCAGACCGGAGTAGTTGGTACAGGTAAAAGAAGTAGCAAGTGCGTCTGCCATGTTTAATAGCTCCTTACAAAGTTATTTTTTTCTCTTGCGCCCGGCGCATACAGGATGCAATGCGGGCATAGTCGTTTTTCTTTACTGCATCTGCGTATTCAGCTTTGAGGGATGCAGCGGTATCAACACTACCGCCAGATACGGGAGGATCGCCGCCCAACAGGCTTTGCCGTGCTGCCTTTTCGCCTGCGGCCTGACTTGCACTGAGCATGGTTACAATGCTGTTAGCAAAGGCAAGCGCTGCCGTTTCATCGGTAAAGTCGCTGATGGGGAGTGCCGCATATGCTTCTTCCTTTAAGCCCGCCGCCCCGAAAATGCCCTTGATCTTCGTTGCGTTCCGCTCCTTGGTAAAGCTCAGCTTTTCCTTCTCAAACTCTTCTCGGGCTTGCTGTAGCTTCTGTTCTTCGGTCAAGTTGGCCGCTTTCAGGGATTTAAGCTCTCTGGATGCTGCGGCGGCTTCGGAAGCTTTTGCATCGAAAACGGACTTCTTTACATATCCGGTCAGGTCGACCTTTTCGGGGATGTCCATTTTTTCCAGTGCTGCAAGCTTCTGCTCTGCGGTCATTTCCGCATAACCTTCAATCTGCGTAGTGTCAATCTTTGCCATATTGTCCTTTCGGGTTTGATGAGGGAGTTCTCTCTTCCATAAATTTTTGCGTTTACTGTTCTCTCAGGTGGTCGGGATTTATGACTTCTCTGTCTGTATATAAAAAAACCGCTGTGAAGCGGTCATTCCACCAGCGTTATCCAGCACCGGCAATACAGGTGCGGTTTTGCGGGTAGTTTCTCTATGGAGAATATCTTTCCGTCCAGAGGTTCGCACTTCTTACACACTCTTGCGTCTTCCTCTGTGTGCCACATGACGCTTTTCCCTTTCAAGGCGATAAATGCCCGCTCTCTGGCTCGGTCATGTGTGCGCAATGCGTATTCCTGCGTCATGTTCGCCCAGAGCCGGAACGCCGTATCGAACGCCTTTCGGATTTCGGAATTGGTTGGGTAAAGCATCGTTTCCTCCGGCTTGTCAGGCTGGTAGGTTTTCCCGGAAGATTTCTCATGCGATATGATGGAGACAACCTTTTCAAAAAGCCGCTCCTGCTTTCGCTCCGTCTCCCGGGTGTACACATATCCTGTTACCGGGTCGTAATCGTCAAGGATGAGCAGAAGAAAATCTTCCTCTAACTCATCCTGTAGCTTCCCTTCTGAGGCGGCTAAATATTCCGCATCGGCTATCTGCCTGAATGTCCGTTGGTTATCGTCTCTCAGGCGATTGTACATGCGCTTTATAAGCACGTTTATTTCGTCAAAATCGGTCAGCAAGGCAACCTTGCGCCGAACCGTGTTGAACTGCCGGGATGCCCTCTGTATAGTCTCAGCGGCCAACCTGTCCGTCTTCTCGTAAACGTCCATCGCCACGCTCCACACCGTTCTCAGTGCTGCCGTTCATGACCTTGTTCCCGCCGAATCCGGTAACAACGGTGTTTCGGGTTTCTTCAAGGGATTCCTCGGCCATTTGCTCAGCTTCGTATTTATCCTGCGCCCGTTTGCGCAAAACCGCTTCGTGGGAGTTCTCAACAAACTGCACCTGATCCAGTATGTCTTCATCGGCCATGATGTCCGCACCCTTCATCTGGGCGATAAACTGTGCTTCCTCAACTCGGGAAGAAGGCAAGTTCCGGTCAAAGGCCACATCCAGCTTTTCCCAGTCCCAATCCGTCCCGTTTACGAAGTTCAGCAGGGCAGTTATCATTCTGGCCCGTCCTTCCAGCAAACCACGCTCAAAGGAACGTTCCAGCCCCAGCACTGTATTGTCCATGCCGTAGTTCTGATACCGGACTGTGGTAATGTTCTGGTACACCTCGGACGAGCGAACCGGGTTTTTGATGCCCAGCATACCGAAGATGTCATTGGTCAGCATGTCAAAGTAGCCCTTGATGCTGTCAATAGGCACATCCTTAATGAGCCACTTAACGTCCGTATCGTCCCCCATCCACAGGGTCTTGAAGTCCGCAAGGCTTTTCTTGAATTTCTCCGCTTCTTCCTCCGTGCTGGGCTTCATAAAGCCGATCATGAGCAGGATTGCATCGTCATTGTACCGGAATGTATTGCGGACGTTATTCAACAGGAAGTCACGGGCATTCAGGAGGGGGATACAGTCCTCGAAGAATCCCTTGTTTCCGGGCATTCTGTACTCCACAATGGGAATACCGATCAGCCGGATAAGGTTCAGGTCGGATTCATCTGCACTGATTTCCTCGGGAGGCATCACGGATCCGGATTCAACGGAAACGCTGGAAGAGCCGAATGCCGTCTTGAACCGGTAGTAAACGTGCCGTTTGTTGGTGATTACCTCATACTGGTCAATCCACATCCCCGTTAAAGGCTCAGTGAACTGCTCCCGGCACAGGAACGCAACAGGATTCCGCTCCACCGTGTTATCACGAATCAGGACACACTTCTTCGGGTCAATGGCCTTGAACCGGATATCGTTGTATCCGTCCTTATCCTTGACAACGTAAATACGCTCATAGGCCGTCCGGTAAATAAGAGTGTGCCTGGCCAGCTCTATGTTTTCTTCGTCCTCGTGGTTCTTGCGCAAAACCGCCTGATATCCATTCAGGTACGCTTGTATCTTCTCGGTTTCCGCTTCGTCCGGCTCCCCTGTCAGTTTCTTTTCAAAGACGCTTTTCTTGGAGCCGAATTTCTCAATCGTGCGCACCGTGGTAGTCACACGGCTGTAATACCGGCACGGATTGCCGATGAAGTACCCGGCAGCAATGTCCGTTGCGTATCTTGCTATCGGGGAAAAGATGCTTGCCGCAACCGGATTATCCATACTGGCAATGGTCGCATCCTCACGGTCATAATACTTAAACAGGTTTTGCCTGAGTTCCAGCAAAGGAGCGAACCGGGCAAACAGGCTCTTGATGGTAGTCCCGTTTATCTGCTCCGCTTCTGCGTTCGTCATGTAAATTTCAGAAATCATTGTACCTCGTTATAAAATGGCGTAATCGGAACCTTCCACTTTGTTCCCGGCGAAGATGTCAAACCCCAGCGCATAGGACATTGCGTCAATGCCGTGGTCGTGCTCCTTCTTCGGGATTTCCAGCCGGTTTCCGTTAGAATCTTCGTCCCATTGGTAAAGCCGCATTTCCTCTATGAGGTCGGCGCACTCTATGTCAATGATGATCTCATAGTCGTGGAGCCAGTCTATACGGCGTGTTACCGCCGGTTTTGTGCCCTTGGCCTTGCCCTTTTTGCATCGGTCAGCGGCTATCCCTGCCTTTTTCAGGGTGTTTATCCGGTCAGGCTCCGCATAGTCACAGTACACCGGTGCGCCCTCGGCCATTTCCTTTATCAGTTCCGCAAAAACATCCGTGGTAACAAACTTGATGTAAAACGCCTTGAATACCCAGATCTTCTTGTGGAAGGTGTCAAGATGCAGTTTTATAAAGGCGCAGGGGTTGACATAGCCGAAGTCCACGCCCTGCCGTACATTGTCGAAAACCGGAAGTTTTCCTTCCTTGCTCAGTGCCGCAAAATCGGCAGTGTGCCAATGCTCGCCCTCCACAAAGACGGTCTTGCCCAATGTCCCTTGGTTTCCCAGCGTATCCACCCAAAGCCGCTGCCCGGTGGCGTTCTCTCTCTGTCGGATATCCTCTTTGGTGAGGAAACGGTTATCGTTGTAGGTGGTTTTCAGCATGGTCACTTTCAGACCGTCTACAACGCCCTTTGCCATTTTGTCCGTGAGGGTCAGCTTCTTCAATTCCTCGACCGTCTTTACGTCCGGGTGTTTCCACAAAGGCTTAAAAAAATACTCCTGCATCCAATGGGACGGGAGTATCGGGTTAAAGGCCATTACAATCCGCTTGTGCGGCTGCGGCTGGCCGGATTTGATTGCGTCCTTGTCTATACCACGCAAACAGGCTTGCAGCATGGAGAAGGAATTAAGGGACGGGCACTCGTCCGCTTCTTCCATGAAAATATCCGTCAGAATGCCGACTTTCGGCTTGATGGACTTCAATCTTCGTGGTTCTTCCAACGCACCGAACACTATCTGCCGTCCATTGTGTTTACAAGTGATCGTCAGTGTGTTCTTTTCAACGGAGTACTCATTGCCTAGGCCCCATTCATCAATGGTCGCCAAAATCTCGTTGAAGCAGGACATTTTCAAGTCCGTCTTGAAGTAACGGGTCACAAGCCAGTTATGGCCGCCGTAATTGGTGGCTACGATACGCTTTACAACGTCCGATGATTTTCCGGAACCACGGCCACCGAAAACAATCTGGATGTCGCTTTCATCGTCCAGCAGGACGGAATACACATCGTTGAAATCGTCTCGAACAATGATCCTGTAAGAGCCATCCGAAAGCGTGAAGCAGTACACCACGTCCTCCGGTCGCACATCGTACCTTGTACAGAGATCTTCAAAGGAGGTCATTCACATACACCTCCTCGTTTCCATCGTCCAAAACCTCATATTCCACATCAATAGCAGATTCCGCAACACTGGTAGCCGCATCGATCACTTCCTTGCCAAAGCCGCCACGAACCACGCCGATTTCCCCGCCAACATTCACGTTGATGGTCTTGTCGTTCATCCCGGCCATGTCCAAAATGGTCTTTGCCGCAGTTATCCGGTCACGGGCCGCACCAGCATTCCGCATACAGTCCACAAGCGTATTGATCGCCTCCTGCGTGTACCGGCCTACGGACTGCTTGTTTTCCCGCAGCTGCTCCTTCTGTAGCCGATCAACCTCGGCAAGCCACTTTTCCTTTTCAAAGTACTCAAGGATCGTGTGCTTGGATACGCCAACAAGCTCCGCAAGCTGTTTCTTCGACTGTACCGCCGTTCCATCGTCCTTGCCGAAAACCCACATTCGGGCCGCTTTCAACATGTTCTCGTTCAGCTGCTGATTCTTGGGCTTCCCCCGGTTCGCCATTTCCTTCTGCTTCTCAACAGGGGTCATGCTCTTGCTGCCAAACGGTCGCCCCTGTTTTCTTGGGGTCTTACTCTCTCCCACTGCGCATCCCGCTCCTTTCCCGAAATTAAAAAGCACCCCCCGTTTCCCCAATACGCCGGAAACAATGAAAGGGCAGCGGAAAAAGGAGACGAACCACCACCCTTTCCGGGGAGAGATAGGAGGATGCCGTGACATAGTGGATTCCGGTTATCCATCTATGCAATTTTATCTTATTTTATATTTGCAAATACGTAAAGCGGACGGAACGGGACAAAAGCGGACAAATTCCGGAACGGTGGTTTTTGAGGGCACGAACGATTTACTTCCCAGTCAGGATGTGGTAACATAAGATCGTCAAACGGGACACGGCATTCTTTATTTCCTCCTTCTTTCCTCTCTTTTGTTTGGGCGGCGCAAGCCGCCTATTTTTTTGCCTCAGGGTGAATAATCACCATAAAATCAGCTTTGCATATTCAGTTCCGTTTTGCATAAAGTCAGTGGTGAATGCCCACAATGCCGCATTGCATAATTAAGCGTTAAAAACTGTATAATCAGGTCAAGCCGAATCGCCCCGCGGGTTTTCAGCCCTCAAAAAATTCCCGGTCAGGAAATTCCGGCACTGAAAATTTCGGCACCCCCCGTCAAAGCCTCGTTCCGGCCCCAAATTGCCGCAAGGCTCAAAATGCCGCCTAAAATCCGTTTTCTCCGTGCGAGAGTGGAATTATACTGGTTATGAGGTGAAAACCGAAAATAGAGCCGTTTTCGTGGCTTGCAGGGATATTGTCGGCGTACTGCACACGCCAGCCAATGAGATTTTGACCAAAAATTGGAGAATGGGGTGATACATGCGGCGGGCGGCGGTGAAAAAAATACCACCCCCGGCAGATCACCGGGCAGCCCGGCAGCCCCGAAACGGCCCCAGATCGGCACAGCTGGCGGCTATGATTGATACATTGGCATACACCGAAACGGCAGAAAACGGCCATATATGGGCATTTTTGCCCCGTCATGACCGCGCTATACTACATGTCATACTACACCGAGAGCCAACACAGGAGCAAGAAAAGGGGGCAGCACAAAGGCCGGAAGCACTGGACGGATACTATTTTACGCAAAGTACTATACTACACAAAGTATTTGCAAGTCGAGGCATCCGCACCAGACCACCCCAGGCGGCCCCGGGGCGGGGCCCAGGTGAATAGTAGCATAGCTATATAATGGTTGAATATCTATATATCTATATATAAATATAATAATACAATAATTACAGTCATAATCATCATAGTACTTGCAATAATACTGTAGCATAGCTATATACCATGTAGCATAGCTATATATTTATATATATATTACTGGGAATTGTAGCACAGCTATATAATCAGGTCATCATATGAGGAGATAGAGAGAATAGAGAGACGATAATAGAGAGATATAAGGGACAAGGGGGGATAGGGGGGAGAGCCCCGCCCGGCGAAATTGTCGAATGTTGCGCCCCCGCGCGCGTATGCTGGCCGTGCCCGGCTTGCGCTTTGTATGCTGTCTCATGCATATTATATGCGATCATCACAAGTGCGTTATTATCGTTTTTTTCGATGCATAAACCTATTGACAACCCAATCGGGAGCGGTGTATAATCTGGTCAAGATCAAGAGATCAGAGCACACAGAAGCCCCGGCGCTGGATCAGAGCAACCGGGGCAAGCCACCACCAGCAACCACACCGGATAGGGGCATATGCACATCTTAGCATACCCCCGCCGAAACTGTCAAGGACATTATCATAATAGGGGGATACACACATGACTTACACCATCACCGCCAACATGGCGCACCACTCCAACGAGGTTACTTTTCCGGGCAAGCCCTCCGCCGCTGTGCGTGAGGCGCTCAAGGCCCTGCATTTCCGCTGGCACTCCGTCCGGCAGGTCTGGTACGGATACGCCGCTCCGGACGTTATCCGGGCCGCGCTGGATGCCGCAGAGGACGGACAGCAAGCCCCAGCCGATCAGGCCGGGGACAAGGTGAAGGAGACGCCCCAGCCGCTCCACGGGGTCAAGGTGGGGGATCTGTTTTCCTCCTCGTGGGGGTATGAGCAGACCAACGTGGACTTTTTCCAGGTCGTGGCCCTCGTTGGAGCCAGGTCTGTGAGAGTGCGAGAGGTGCACCCCCAGATGGTCAGCGAGGACGGTATATCCGGCATGTCAGCCGACCGAGTTTACAAGCTGCCGGAGGCCGGGGAGATGCTGCCCCCTGTGCGCTCCTCCGTGTTTGTCAAGGATCAGGAGCGGGGCGACCTCAAGCGGCTATACATCGGCGCAGACGGAAAGGCTACCGGGTTTAGGGTGACGGATTACGCAGACGCTCACCCCTACCACGGGGAAAAGCTATATGAATCTTGGTACTATTAAGCGCAAGCAAGCCGGCGGGCGGCGGCAAAACCGCCCAGAAAATAGGTGCGCAAAGCGCAAAGGCATGATATACTTGACAAAAAAGGAGGAAGAAACAATATGACTATCGCAGAACGTGTAAGGAACATCGTGGACTCTCAGGCGGATATGAACGATGAGGGCATGTACTATGGCAGTAGCTATCTCAACACCTGGATTGATTTGCTGGAAAACGGGGAGACTCTAAGGCTCTTTTTCACGGGCAACGAATATTGGGGAGATGGTGACGGCGATGATTATTATGAGGATGCCGTTGACAAGGCTGGAAATCGGTACACTATAAGCTACATCGCACCAGATCTGGAGCGCGAGGAGGGCGAATGCGACTCCGATTTTTACGACCGGCGGGCATGGTCTATAGATTGGGCGGAGCCGTGTTTGATCGAGGACTATGACACCGGCGAGCTCTTGTATGATGCGGGTGATCCGCATGGCGTTACGGTAAGATGGTTTGACGAGTGAGGAGGCAGGCATGCACATCTGGTTTGACGATGAAAAGCCTGTCGCCTATGTCTCCACGGGGTATCGTGATGAACATTACGGCAGCGTGTACAAAAAATTAGATTTTGAAAACGCTCTCCGGGATCTCGGCGCAATCGATGATTATAAGCACAGCCGTTTTATTTTACCGGTCGGAATGCTTAAAAAAGTGCGTGAGCTGGCGCGGGAAATCATCGAGGAGGACGTTATCCCAGGCACCGAGGGTATGACCGTGGAGATTGAGGGCCAGCAATACACTCTGGCAGAGGACATACACTGTGAGGGGGCGCTCGTTCAGTACCACGCCGAGGCGTATGACCCTACCGGACATGACTGGCCGACAACCATCTATTGGGAAGCATCTATAGGGGATGAGATGGACGATCTGACACCGGATCATCCAATCGCTGGGGTCATTGTGTGTGATGATTGAAAAAAGAAAAGGCGGAGCCGTTAAGCTCCGCTTTTCTGCGAAAGTCTAATTACCTTCCACTACATTTCAATCCACACCCCGTTTCCGGGGGACACATAGAGAATAGCACACATCGATAAAAAAGTCAACAGCCAAAATAAAAACGGAACAGAGACCATACTACACGGCATACTACACAAGGCGATAAAAACACCTAAAAACACCACTAAACAGCCACAACACACAACAAGCAAAAAGCCATAGAATCAGGAAAAAATCCCGTATCTACTGGCTTTTTTGATTTTGGTTTTTAATATTCTTGATTCAATAACATAATAAACAAAACGTTTTAAAAAATAAAGTAAAATAGGAGAAATTTCCAGTTTGTTAAAACTCAATTCTGCGAAAATACTACATTCATACTACATTTCAAAGGTAAAAAAATAAAAAGGCTATCGTGCGTTCGTAATTTTTTCAATAAAACGTAACATTTCAGCGGTGCTTTCCTTCCGGCGTTCCTGCGACAGCTTTGTATATATCTCCAATGTTGTTTTAATATCTTCGTGCCCTACCCACTTCGCCGTTGTCAAAACGTCTACTTTTGCGTCATAACAGAGCGTTACAAACGTTGTCCGCAGATCGTGAGCGGTAAAAACGATCGGTTTATCTTCATCGGAAAAAATCCGTAAGAAAGACCGCAAGGAACTATCCGGGCAATTCCCCTTCATCGGCTGTCCCATCCTGTTCTTGCAAAAATAGCCGTGCCGGTCTGCTTCTGGCACACTCCGCAATGCCACGGACAAAGGCGGGAAAACAGGGACTTCACGTTTTCCGGCTTCCGTTTTTGGCTCCTTATCCTCTGCCACTATAAGATCACGGCTCTCGACTACCCGTATTACATCATTTTTCAGGTCAATGTTTTCCCATTTCAGAGCGCAGCACTCGCTTTTGCGTAATCCTGCCCACATCATCATCATGACCGGCAGGCCGTACCAATGCTTGCGCCAGTTCTTCCCGATCAGGTCTATTTCTTCCCGGCTGAGTGCCTTGTGTCCGTTGTATGTGCCCTTCACCCTCTGGATCCTCCGGGTCGGAATCACATTTATAAATCCGTTATCCTCTGCCGTATCAAAAAGCTGTTTAAGCGTGAATCTGGCCTTTGCAATGGTGCTTTTACTCATTCCTTTAAGGCTGTTTACATACTCGTTTATGTGCAGGGGCTTAACGTCCTGTAAAAGCATATCGCCGAAGGTAACGCCGCTGGCAAAAACAAAATTGCAGATCCTATTGCAGCACGATTTGTAAGAAAGTTTCCCATTGTTGGACATACCGCTCTTGTATGCCGCCATCCATCGTGCAGACCATTCCCGCACAGTCAGCTTGTCCAGCTTTTCCACGGCTTCCGGCTCGTTGAATTCGTGTGTTTGCGTCCATTCATCCCGCTTCTCCATGGCATCTGCTCGGCTTATCCGGCTGTAAAAAAACTTCCGCTTCGATTTTCCGTTTTCGTCCCGACCGATTACAAGGGTAACGCAATAGTTCCCATCGGCCCGTTTCTTTGCTCTGGCCATTCTTTGTCTCCTCTTTTATTTGGATTGTAGCTCAATCTTTCCGCTCCCGGCTTTCATAAAAAAGATTTTCTGCGTGAATTTATCCTTATAGGTTACTTTCAGATTGTAGTAGTCGTACAAATTCCCTACTTCGTTTTTCGATTCCGCTACTTCTTTGATGTTCTCGTTTACAGCAGTAGCCCAGTTATTTACAACGTTCCCGATGTTTCTTGCAAACCCTATCAGTTCTGCATCTGAAGATGCAGGGTCTATGCCATCGGTTATTAAGATGCAAACCGTTTTCTTGTCAGTGGAAATGGAAAAATCCACCTTAACATGTGATGTGCCTTCTGTTGCTTCCCACTTCTCTTTTAATACATGAAAAACAGCTTTCCAATCGTTATCGTCCAATGTCAAATCAACAGGCTCCGGCGTGGCCGTTGGTGCTTCTGTAGGCTTTTCCGTAGCAGGTTCGGCGGCTGTATTTTCTTCGCCGCCCTTTTGATCTGCCCTACTGAAAACAATGGATGAATCACTATCTTCTGATTTTATAATAATCTTTCCGTCTTTGTATTCCGGCTTCATTTCGCCGCTGGGCAATTTAATTGTAAGATTGTCACCGGATGCAGTCCATGTAAATTGCTCATCTTTACCAAATGCAAATATTGATCCAGTTCCGTCAGCTTTCAGTTCAAGCCGCATGGAGGACGCAACCATTCCGGCAAGCGCTTCTGCAAAGCCACTCAGAAATTCAGAATCCACATCTAACTCTGTTCCTCCCACGCTTTCCCCAGACCAAACTCCGACAAACTTCTGCATGTCATTGTCATTCCCGCACCCGATCAGGGCAAGCAGCATGACCACCGTCATAAACAGCGCAGCAAACTTTTTCATTATTTTTTCCCCCTTTTTATATTTGACCTGATAAATCAAAGAGCCGCTGAAAGCTCTCATGATACCGTATAATGCCGATATCTCCGTTAGTGGCATCCAAGTACGACCACGCCACCATAAAGACCAGACAGGCCACCGCCAGCACCAGAAGCACGGCTATCAGCCGCCGACGTTCCCGCTCATATATCTCGTCCATCCGCTCCATCCGCTCTAAGGCCTCCTTGTATAGGTCTGCAAGCGTTTCCAGTGCCGGGTGCGTCTCCTTCTGCGTCATTTCATAAAAAATCAAATCCAAGGGCATTTCCATGACCTGTGCCATAGCCAGTATCGTATTCATGTGCGGGTTCGGCACTTGCCCTCTCAGATAGCGCCGCACGGTAGAAAAAGGTACTTCGCTGGTGTCGGCCAGCTCCGTTACGGACATCCCGATTTTTTCCCGGAAAGCGTTCATCCTCAGGCAAATTCCGCTTGCATCAAACACTTTTTCGCTGTTTGGCTCGTCTTCTGCATCATTTGGCCCCCTGATTTGACCGTTGACCTCTATTCGTGCGGTCGGTTCCATGTTATCCTTCATGTGTCGGTTCCCCTTTCTTTTATTTGACCATCGGGCACAGCACCCAACGGAGGATTAAAATGGACATTGTACAGGCACTCGAACAGGCCGTCACCGCTCAGCGGGCTACCCTTCATGCGCTTCTCCGGCATCTCCGGGAGCATATCCGTTCTATATTTCAAAGGCAAAAGCGGAAAGACCGCTGATGGATTCAATAACTATATTTAATTATCTACCTTACAAGACCAAAAAGCAAGCGATTCTGGAAATATATCTTGCCAATTTTGTCTGCCGGTGCTAAGATTTATACGAACAAAAGTTCAATTAAAGGAAGATCGGAAGAGCACACGTCTGAACTCCAGTCACGTGAAACGATCTCGTATGCCGTCTTCTGCTTGAAAAAAAAA